GTTGTAACCGTTGCCTTGGTTGCCTTGGTTGCCGTTGTAACCGTTGCCTTGGTTGCCTTGGTTGCCGTTGTAACCGCCGCCTTGGTTGCCTTGGTTTTGGCCGCCGTTGTAACCGTTGCCTTGGTTGCCTTGGTTGCCGTTGTAACCGCCGCCTTGGTTGCCGTTGCCTTGGTTGTAACCGCCGCCTTGGCCGCCGTTGTAACCGTTGCCTTGGCCGCCGTTGTAACCGCCGCCTTGGTTGCCGTTGCCTTGGTTGTAACCGCCGCCTTGGTTGCCTTGGCCGCCGAATGCGCTCGCAGTATCGACGCCGCCGCCGCCAATGTTTAGGCGTTGAGCGTTGGCGCTTGCAATGATTTGGATCCCGTCTAACCCGGCGCTAATGCCTTTATTACCCGCGTTGTCGTAGTCGTAGCAGTGCGCTAAAACGTTAACTTTTTGGCCGTTGTAGATCATGTTCCCGTATTGCATCGGGTCGAGCAATTGGCCGTTTTCGTCGTATACGTCCGGCGCGCGTAACGTCGTTTTAAAGCTGATCACCAGCCAGCCGGGGAACAGGTCGTTAAACTCGCCCGGTTGAACTTGGCCGATCGGCATACGGCCGCCCGCCGGTAAATTGCCTTTGAACTTACTTTCACGTAAGCGCTTTTGCGCTAGTTGGTCGTAAAGAGGCAGATCAGGACATTGCGGTGGGAAAACAACTTTTAGCGTCCACTTAGGTTTCCCGGCGTTCGCGCCTTGTTGTTGCGTCTCGGGTTGCGTTACGCCGTCCCATACTACGATCCCGCCGTCTAGTCTCACATGATTTTCGTCGAATTGAGCCATTTTGGTTCCTTAATTTTCAGTTTTGCCGAACGCTTTCGCGCCGATCGTTTCGTTAGATTTTACAAGTTTAAGCGACGCGCTTTTCGTCGCCTTTTTGCGGATCACTTCTTCGAGATCCGGGAATTTGCCGATCGCTTGGGTCGGTGTGATCGGTTCGCACTTGTCGAAGTCCGCGCCGAGCATACGGCCAAGCTTGATCGCCGTTTTTGGGTCGTCCCACTTAAGGCGGCCCGGTTTACTTTCAAGACGCAGCGGGATCGAGGCGTCGCCGCCTTTCACTCGCTCAATGATTAGATCCTCAATTGCTGATCGTCTCGCTTTTGCCAAGCGCTCGGCCGTCTCTAATAAGGACAACTCGATCGCCAGCGCTTCGCCGTTCATTTCGTCCATTTCGGGCGGGTTTTTGGCGTGATCTAACAGTTTGTAAACGTGGTTTTTAACCGCCGGACAACGCCACAGCGCCGGGCAATGGTAACAGTGAGCGCCCGACGTTAGTGTCGGGTTGTTGTGCGCCTCGTACGCTTTCGCCGCCAGTTGGTTAGTATACCCTCGGAGGTCGGACAGTTTGCCGCGCCATGATTGCACCGGGCCGTCGTTCTGATAACAAAACGGTTGGACGACGCGCAGTTCGATCGTTATGTGTTGTTCGGCGTGCCCGTCGATCCCGTACTTGTTGATCAGCCCGGCGGCGTAGTTTACGAACTGTAAAGACAACGGCGAGACTTCGGCGTGCCCGTGCTTATAGTCCCATAGGACAATAAACCCGGCGTTAAGGTTGACGAGCGCCGCGTCTAAAGTGCCGTTATTGTTCGCGTCAATTTGAGGACATTCGATCGGGCACTCGACCAGAAGTTCGCCGCCACGCTCGGCGACTATGCGCTGAACGTCCGCCGCGTAAATGTTCGCGCCCTCGATCATTTCGTCGTCAATAATCAGCCCCGTTTCCGGGCACGTCTTACCGTGGAAAGACTCAGCGGGCGGCATCATGCCGAACGACTTAAGCGCGTTTAGCAGGGTTTCGCCGACCTTGTGCGCCGCCGTGCCCTCGACGGTGCGCGGGTGGTATCGGTCGAGTGCTTCGTTAAGCGCTACGACTGACCCGGAACAATTACCCCATATTGGGGCCGAACTCGGTCTGAAGTGCATGATCGTCGCCTTTTAAAGTGAAATAGTTTTTAAGTGCGCGTAAAGCTTCGCCACCGCTTCGGCTTCTTTAGGGCCGAACAGGTCGTTAATTTCCACGCCTACTTCACCATAAGCAGCGGTAACAAGTTTCTGATCGAGCGTTCCGGCGGCTTGGCGCTCGCTGATATATTCCATTAAATCGCCCGCGTTTTGTGGTACGTCGCCGCCCGCCTCCGGTGCCGTTTGCTCGGTCTTACCGCCGAACGCGCTCGCCGTGTCTACCGGGGCGCTTTCTTTCGGTTCGTCGCCGTCTAAGGGCATAGTCGCCGCATACCATTCATTATACGCGTTTTCATCGACGCCCGGCTTTTTCTTCCATTGGCCCTTATTGGCACCCGAAGCATAAAACGGCTTTTGTGATTTAGTGCTTACACAAAATTTTTCATTGTGCGGCGTGCCGTGTTCGTCGACCGGGGCGTCGTTAGCCGGTGCCGTTTCTTCGGTTTTAGCGCCGAACGCCGCCGCCGTGTTTACGGTTTCTTCGGCCAGTGTTTCGCCCGTGTCCGCGTCGCTAACCGTGACCTTTGACTCGCCGGTCTTTTCGATCACGTCGTGAACCTTTTCGATCAGGCTTTTCTCGGGAGGGTTCGAGCCGGGCGTGGTTTCGGTTTTAATTTTGGCCGGGATTTGTTGCGACTCGCCCGCGCCGTATTGGCTAAGAGCGGCACCGAGAGCGGCGGCTAGTTTTAAATTGCTTGCATCGAATTCGATTTTTAACATTGGTTTAAACCTCGTTGTTAATTTGTCTTTGTGTCAGTTGACGCCGCTAAGGTTAACTGTTAATTTGTCACCGTGTCAATAACGGAAAGACAAAAAATTATGAGTAAAGCTATTTTTATGATAGACCGAGCCAGCGGCCGGATCGTTATGCTTAACCGTCTAGGCGCTAATACGTTCAGCTATACGTTTTTAAGCGATTTTAGATACATTCGACTGACTCGCGTTATCGTCGAGGGCATCGACCCGGACGAAATAAGCGCGGTTAACTTGTACCACGCGGCCGCGATTATTCGGATCGGCGTTATGACGTCGCTAAATTGCCCGGAAGAAAAGATCGACGACGAGGTCGCCCGGCTTTTAGTCCAAACCGGCGCGCACTCGTTACGCGTGGAGGCTTAACGGTGTTACAACTTCGCGACTATCAAGAAAAGGTTTATCACAAAATTATTGACGCGTTCGGCCGTGTCCGGGTTGTTTTGGCCGTGGTGCCAACGGGCGGCGGTAAAACGGTTATATTTTCAAAACTGATCCACGACTGGCGCGACGGTTACACAATGGCCGTCGTACACCGAAAGGAAATTCTAGGGCAGATTAGTCTCGCGCTTGGCGCGCTTGAAGTTAAACACCGTATTCTCGCGCCGTCTTCAACGCTTCGCCGTATTCGTCGCCGCCACGTAAAGAAATACGGCCGATCGTGGATAGACGAGCGGGCACCGTGCGCCGTTGCCAGCGTCCAAACACTCGCGAGTAAAAGAGCAAGTACCGACCCGGAGATCAAGCGCTTTGTAAATCAGGTGCGTTTGGGCGTATTCGACGAGGGCCACCACTACACCGACGCGGGCCACTGGGGGCGCGCCGTTGATATGCTCGAAGCGTCTAAATTGCTTTTTGTTACTGCAACGCCGGAGCGCGCCGACGGTAAAGGCTTACACGTTGACGCTGATGGCTACGTCGAAGAAATGATCGAGGGGCCGAGCGTCGACTGGCTAATGGATCAGGGCTATTTGTGCCGTTACAAGTATTTTTGCCCCGAGTCAGATCTAGACGTTAGCGGGATCGCCGTTACCGCGTCGGGGGACTTTAACGCCAAGGCGCTAAGGGCGCGGATCGTCGACTCGAACCTAATCGGCGACGTGGTGCAACACTCGCAGCGCTTCGCGGCCGGGCTAAAAACGATCGTGTTTTCTACCGACGTTAAGACCGCCGAAGAACAGGCCGACGCGTATAACGCCGCCGGAATTACAGCTGCAGCGTTGAGCGGTGAAACCGACGACGCGGTACGCGATCAGGCCGTGGATGAATTCGAATTCTCGGAACTGGAAAAGCTCGTAAACGTGAACTTGTTCGACGAGGGCTTCGACGTACCCGGCGCGGTGTGTGCCGTTCATGCCCGCCCGACCGAATCGCTGGCGAAGTATATGCAGATTAACGGCCGGGTGTTTCGTCCCGTTTACGCCAAGGGCTACGACTTAAGCACGCGCGAGGGTCGGCTGGCCGCAATAGCGAACGGCCCTAAGCCGTACGCCGTGATCATCGACCCGGTGAAAAACTGGGAGCGCCACGGCTTGCCAGATTGGCCTCGCGCTTGGAATATTCACGGCCGTAAAGCTGGCGGCACCGGGCCGGGCGATACCATAGCGCAGCGCGTATGTATGGATTGCACGCAGCCTTACCCGGCTTATTTGTCGCCGTGCCCGTATTGCGGGGCGGATCATAAACCAGAGGGGCGCAGCACCCCGGCACAAGTCGACGGTGATCTGGCCGAACTTGACGTCGACGCGTTGCGCGCCCTTTTCGACAAACAGCAAGAGGCGGACATGAGCCGGGAAGACTTCGCGCGCGGGTTATTCGTCCCAAACAGCGAGGGTAAGATCGTCCCGCCGCCGTATCACGGCCGTTTAATCCGCAAGCATGAAGCCGCGAAGTACCGCCGCCTAGTTTTGCGGAATTTCGTCGCGTGGTGGGTGGGGATGCAACCCGCAGATCGCCCGCTCGCAGAAAAGCACAGACGTTTTTACCACCGTTTCGGGATCGACATTGCGACCGCTTTCACACTAGGCGAGCAAGAGACCGACCAACTAATTCAAACCATAAAAACTAAATTTACCAAGGATCTAAAACATGAACTATAACGAATGGGCCGCGCGCTTTCCCGAGGCCGCCGCGTCGCTAGAAAACGACGTCATAGTCGCCACCGACTCGCACCTAAGCACAACGCCCGGCGACAGTGAAGCCGCGAGACAGCAAGACATAAGGATCAGTATCGCCAGTCAGGGCGGCTTCGCGTGGCGGAACAACGTCGGCGCGACCAAGGCGAAAGAGCCGTGCCAGTGTCCCGCGTGCGGTTTCCGCTTCACACTCGAACGCCAGCCGATACGGTACGGAGTCGCCAACGAATCGGCGCAGCTTAACGAGCGTATGAAATCCAGCGACTTGATCCTCGCCATACCTCGCCTAATCACACCCGAAATGGTCGGCACCACGATCGCCCAATTCGGCAGCGTTGAGACAAAGCGGCGCGGGTGGCAGTTCAGCGGAAAAGACCAAGAGGCCGGACAGATGGCTTGGCTTTCACTAGTGGCAAAAATTGGCGGGTTCGCTCGCTTCGCGTCGGAGCCGTTCGAGTTATGATCATTCAAGGGGATTGCCGCGACGTTATGGCCGCGTTACCGGGCGAGTCTATCGATCTGACTGTCACAAGTCCGCCTTATGACGACCTAAGAAGTTATAAAGGTAATTCGGCGCTATGGTGCGCGGCGGCATGGCAAGAGGTTTTAAAAGAGTTGTACCGCTTAACTAAAAAAGGCGGCGTTGTGGTGTGGGTGGTTTCGGACGCCACGATCAACGGCAGCGAGACAGGAACCAGTTTTAGACAGGCGCTATACGCTAGGGAGATCGGTTTCAGATTACACGACACCATGATCTACCAGAAAAACTCGCTACCTAAAAACCACAACCGCTACGAGCAAGACTTCGAATATATGTTCGTTTTTAGTAAGGGAAAGCCGAAAACTTTTAACCCGATACGCGTGCCGACTAAATTCCCGGAGAAAGAAACGGCACGTCAAAATAGTTATTTTTCGGTCACTGACGAAGTGAAAAGAAGCGCGAGAAGTGGCAAGAAACGAAAGCCCGTGGGGACTGACAAAATAAAGGGTAATATCTGGTATTTCACCACGGGCAAAGGCCACTCGACCAAGTTCGACAAGGCATTTAAACACCCGGCCATATTCCCGGAAAAACTCGCCCGCGATCATGTTTTAAGTTGGTCTAATCCGGGCGATACGGTTTTTGATCCGTTCACGGGCAGCGGCACGACCGGCGCGATCAGCGTCTCGCTAGGCCGTAATTTTATAGGTGTAGAACTCGAACCCGAATATATTGCACTCGCAAACGAAAGGATCGCGTTAACTAATAAGAAAGGAGGGTCGCAGGTATGATCATTCATGGCGATTGCAAACACGTATTAAAGAACTTACCGGCGGAGTCGTTCGACGCTTTAGTCACTGATCCGCCTTACGGCTTCAATAAGCAGCCGGATCTCGCCGAGGTTTTCGGACATTGGATCAAGGGCGACGACTACGAGGCCACCGGCTCGGGTTTTATGGGTAAGACGTGGGACAGTTTCGTGCCCGGCCCGGCTACATGGCGCGAAGTGTTCCGCGTGCTTAAGCCCGGCGCGTACGGTGCCGTTTTTGCGGGCAGCCGTACCGCGTATTTAATGGCCGCCTCGTTGCGCTTGGCAGGGTTCGAGGTGGTCGATCAATTATTTTGGCTCTACGGTTCCGGGTTCCCGAAGTCGCTCGACGTATCTCAGGAAGTCGACAAGCTGGATGCGAAACAGCTTAAGAAAGAAAGCGCGTACCGTTGCACGGATTGGATCCGCGAGTTTTGCCCGTTAAGCAGCGGCCAGATCGATAAGTTCTTAGGCCGTAACGGCATGGGACGCCATTACCGGGACAAGGCACCCGGAGGCAAGCAGCCGGAGATCCCAACGCGCGCAGACCTTGAAAAGCTTCGACCGTTTTTTACTGCAGCGGTGCCTCAGTGGTTCGAAGACTTGGTAGACGTTCGCACATTCGAAAGTGAAAACCACAACAGCCGGGAAGTGATCGAGCGTTACAAGAAAGTTGCCGGGCTTAACGAGTGGCGGCAAAAGTACGGCGAACAAACAAGCGCCGGGAACCTTGGCTCGAGAACGGCGCCTCACTCAGACGAGGCGAAAGCGTGGCACGGCTACGGCACCGCGTTAAAACCCGGTTATGAGCCGATCATATTAGTGCGCAAGCCGACGACCTTAACCTACGCCGAAAACGTCGTCACGCACGGCACCGGCGCGCTGAATATAGACGGCAGCCGCAACGGTGAACGGTTCCCGGCCAACATACTGCACGACGGCGAGGCGTTCGCGGGTAAAGAATGGGAGCGTTATTTTTATTGTGCTAAGGCGTCAACCGCAGACCGGGACGACGGCCTTCAGCTATTCGAAAAGGTAAGCGCCGGAGACGCGACCGGGGGGCGTAAAGAGGGATCGGCCGGGTTGAACTCACCAAGAGCCGGAGCAGGGCGCAGAGACGGCGCACGCAACACACACCCGACCGTTAAGCCTACCGAGTTAATGAAATGGCTTTGCGGCCTGTTAGCGCGTCCGGGGGCGTCTATTTTGGATCCTTTTACCGGGTCGGGGTCAACGTGGCGCGGTGCCAAACTTAACAATCAAAAATTTGTAGGCGTAGAACTTAGCGCCGAATATATTCAGATCGCCAAGGCGAGAGCGGGAGCAATTAAGCCATGAAGAAAAGATTTAAACCAGAAGTAAGAAAAGAGCAGATCATCGACGCGGCGATCGGTATTGTCGAGGGCGACGGCTTCGCAGCGTTAGACCGTCAAACCGTCGCGCGCGTGGTAGGTGTGAGCGGCCAAACAATTAACCACTATTTCGGCACGCTTAAGCAGCTAGAACGCGCCGTAAAACGCGCCGCTATCGCTAAACCGTCGTATTCGGTTATTGCGCAGCTTATCGTTATGAAAGACACCACGGTCGAAAACTTAGACGAGGGCGTGAAGCGTAAAGCATTAGGGGGCTTTCTATGAACCCACGGCAAGCAACAGCGTATTTAAAAGGCATTAGAGCGGCGCGAACCTATGACATTCGGAGCGGCCAAAAACCGCCCGTGTGCCCGTACGAGCGGCAAAGCCTCGCGAACTATTGGCGGCGCGGTTACTCGGATTACTTCGAGCATTACGAGGACGCGATGCACTTTTTGAAACATGCGAACGGCGACTATTAGGTCGCCTTTTTTGTGTTTAGGTGTTGAACTAAACGTAACACAATGTTATATTCTAATCTCACTTAGCAAACAACGGAAACGCAAACATGAATACTTATTACGAAATTACAGGCCAGATCGACGGTGAAACCGAAGTGCTTTTTGGCTCTTTTGACAAAAGCGAGGTTGAGTACGAACTTAAGGCGGAGCGCGACGGGTGGAAAGACCAAGGCTATAAAAAGTTGACTAAGACCTCGCGCCAAGTTAACGAAACACCCGACCCGGAAGTATACGCGAACGGCGACAGCTTCAAAGCGGCCGTGTGTAAAGCGCTTAAGCATGAAGACGTAACGGTGAGCGTCGGCGACGTGAGCGAAATCGAATTCGACCTAGACGACTCGCGCGACATTGGCGACATTTTCGAAGCAATCGAAGCGACCGACGCCCCGATCGTTTCATTCTTCAAGCAAGGCGAGTTCGTCGGGTCAATGTCTGTAATGGTCGGCTACGGCGACGAGTCGATCAGCGATCACCACGTTAACGCTTTTATGAACGAGGTGTGCGCGTAATGAACTGGGTTAGTCGTGACATATATCGCCGTTACAATGCCGTTGTGGGCTTCTCGCCCGAGACGGCGCACTACCGAGCCAAGGCACGCGAGGCCGCCCTGCAGTTAGGCAACGCGCCCGGCGCGGCGCTTACTCTTACGTGTGACGTCGTAAAGCAAAACGAAGACGTTCACGCCGGGCTTGTTTTGTTGGCCGCAGCCGGAGCGATTAAAGAGGATTTAACGCCGGGCGGGGTTCCGCTGTATTACTGGGAGGCTCAAAAGGTATGACGTGTTCGGAATACTGCAAAACCGAGGCGGGCGTAACGCTCGCCAAGGTGCAAGAGATCAGCGGCCGCCACCGGGTAACGCTTGATCGGTGGTTTCGTAACGACCGCCAACTTTTCGACCTTGTGCTAGATGGCGTCAAACACCGTTTGGACAACGCCGATCAGGAAGATAAAAAATAGCGCGGCCGTTAAGTCGCGCACCCACTCGGGCACCCGTCGCGGTGCCTTTTTTATTAGCTTCTCAACCATTCGCCAACGCCCGGATCTTTTCTTCAACTATAAGACGCGGCCAGCCGGTAAAAACTTGCATAGTCGCCACTAGTTGCCCGTACCTCGGATCGTTCCAATTTCGCGCGCGTAGCGCTTCTTTTGCCATGTGCCTTAATTCAGCCCTTGTATATTTCGCCATGTTAGGACGCCTCACTCATTAATTTATTTACTTTCTTCATAACGCGAACCGGCACAAAAATCGCGTTTTCTATTTCTTCGCCGTTCGGTGCCTTTTGCAAGCAAATATCAACCGGCACGCCGCAGCGCTCGACGTGTTCTTCGTATATTTTGTTAAGTTCGGCCATTACCTCGGCCGTTTCTAAAAGCCTTTCCACTACTTCACCTTTTCGCAATCGGGTTCACTTGTCAACGTCTTGACGTCGAACAGGGACGGGCACCACGCGCCCCGGTCAAACTTAAGCACTACGCCGTCTTTTACTCGGTAGTAGTACGGCGCGCACCAATGAGTCGCCCCCTCGGGAGCGAAGCGACCAAAATCTAACTGCTTACTCATTTTGCAACGCCTCAACCGCTAGGCGCATAAATTCGGCCGCCTTAAGCATGTTCGCCGCCTTGATCGTTTGTAGGCGATCGTTACGCGTTAATACTTCTAAGTCCGGGGCTACGTTGTTGATCACTTCGATCGCGTCGGCGCGCGTCTTAGCGGCGTTATATCCGATAGTTTCGTCCTTGTCGTGGCGGGTGGTCGGGTAGGCTTCGTCGAAGTAGCCGCCCGAGCCGATCGCCCGGCCGTCGTCCCGGCGGTATCGTTTACCGTTTACAATGATTTGCGTCCGGGTCGTGCGGGTCACTTTTTGCGGGATCCTGTACTTGCGGGAATTCCAGCCGATACGCACCTCGACGGGCACCAGTACCAGATCACCGGGTTTAATGTTTTCAAATATCATTGCGTTTCTTGCTCCTTTAACTCACTTTTGTAAACCTCACTAACAAAATAAGTGAACTCTATCCCACCACTTAATGACTTGTGTTCAAAGCGCTCTAAATAGCCTTTCCCGTGAATGTTTTTTAAAAGTTGGCTCGCGCCTTGAACTAAAGTGTTTTGATGCTTGGCGAGGTCTGAACTTGTCGTGCCGTCTCGGCTTGCCACAAAACGCAAAACATTTATATGATTTTTCGTCAGCATTAGCCTTTTTATGCTATCCCTCATTTGATTATTAATTACGAGGCATCGCAGGTCTTTTTCATTAAGTACCATAACGTTTCTTGCTCCTTTGTTACTTCTTGCTAAATGCCGCAGCGGTGCGCGGCGGCGCGTCGTCGTTACGCAGTACAACGCCTTTAAAGCCGCGTACAACTTCGCCGTTTATACGGTGCGGGCCGTATGTTACACCCGCGCCGCGTGTTACGTCTTTAACGTCGCCGATCAACGCCTTGCGCGAACGGATCTGATCTTCGCCCTCGTTTAGCGCCCAATTGCGATAGTGTTCATACAAGTCGACGGAGGACGTTATAAACTCGCCGCCGAGGTGCAGCTGTGTATCAACAAATTGCTTGATCGGGCTGTATTGCTCAGCCATTTGGTTAAGTTCTTCGCGGCTCGCCGCCGGTTCGGTAAATTTGCCCTTTTGGTTAAGTCGCATTAACCCGGCCAACGCCCAATTCGCGATCCCCTCGATTTCGTTCGCCAGCTTATCGAACAGGTATAGATCCTCATTGCCGTAAAATGATTTGTATAACGGCAGCATTAGGATCCGGCCCGCCAGCGCGCCCGAGTCGTCGAACAGGCGCGGCAAGTGATTACCCGCCAATGTGAACCGGGTCGGCAAGTAAAGGTTTAGCGGGCGTTTATAGAGGCGCGGGATCGTTACCCGGTCGTTACCGCTGATCGTTTTAAGCTTTTTCGTTATCGCCTCGGAACCGGCTTTAAAACTTTTCGCCACGTCGCCGTCATACATAACGGTTTTTGTGGGTAGGGTTTCAAGAAATTTGTTTTCTGTTAGGTCGGATAAGTCCGCACCCGCAAAGTTTTGATCACCGACCAGCCTGTTAAGAATACGGCCGATCGTGCCCTTACCAGAACGACGCGGGCCAAGGATGAAAAATATTTTTTGGTGCCGGTAATCGTTTACGAGCATATAGCCGAACCATTCCTGCAGCAGATCCATAAGTTCGACGTCGCCGCCGGTTATGTCGTTAAGAAAGTCGATCCACGTCGGGCAGAGCGCGCCGGGATTGTAGTTGTAAGGCATTATGTTAGTGGTAAACAGGTTCTTATCGTGTGGGAACAGTTCAAGCGTGTTCACGTTTAAGACGCCGTTTTGAACCAGGAGGACGTCGTTCGGCACGTCGCCGGGTGTTAGGTCTTCCCGGTACGTTAGCGCCTCTAACAATGAGTATGTGCCCGAGATCGTCGAGTTTTGTGGGCTAGTTGGTGCCAGTTCAACGGCGAGGTTATGGCGTACCGCGTCGTCGCTCAGTTCTACCCACGATCGGCCGTCGAATGCGTACCACACCTCTAAGACACGAACGAGGCACCCGTCCGGGTGTTTTTCGTCTAAGAACAGTACCGCGTTTTGTGAATGGTTCTTACCATACAACCCGGTTACGTTTGACTCGCCTTTTACGCCGATCATTTGTTCCAGCGTCTTGTCGAGTTCCTTAGTAAGTAGGCCGTCTTCCTTAAGCTGGCGACGCAGTAAAGCGCCAAGCATGGCACGCTGTAACGCCGACCCGTCGAGACGTTGGATCATGGCTACGACGTGCGCCGCTTGCTTGGGGTCGCCGCCTATCGCTTGAATTTCATCGATCGCCGCGTCGTATTCTTCGGAACTGGCACCACCGGCACCGAACGCCGCCGCCGTGTCAAACTGGCGGGGCGGGATCCACCCGGATTGTACCGCCATGTGATACACCGTGCCGATCTTTACTTCGCGGCCGCCCTTACTGGCTTTAAAACTCGCCCACTGATCGAACTGGGTGTCCGGGTTGTAAGAGTCCGGGCAACCGTCCGGCCAATACTCGCCACGGCTCCACGCATCAAACACACGGAACCCGGCGTCGGGGTCGTCGTGGTAGTAGTTCCGTAACGCAAGGCCAACGGTTAGCCAGTCCGCGCGCGCCGTCGGGTCGCAATACTTAAGCGCACTAATCAGGCTTTCTTCGTCGCGGGTGGTAGGGTCGGGCAGCGGTGCCGGTTCAAGCGGGCCACGGTCAACGGACACGATCGGCGTATTGGTCGGGAATTCCGGCAAGGCCGCCACGTTGCAAAGCGCATAAGGGCCAAAATTACCCGCCGACGGGTACAAGTCGCCCGAGCAAATGAAGCCCGCCCCGGCTGTCCTAGTGTCGAAGCCCTCGATCCAGTCTGATCGTTGGTGCATGTTTTCGGACGTCTTGAACGCATAGTGCGCGCCGCCGCTTGGTGTGTTTTGTATTAAAGCACTTTCCCACGGTAGACGGACGCCGAGAAACGCCTCAACGTCGGCACGGGTAACGCCTTTTTGTGTATCAAGGTCGAGTACCACCACGCCCGCCGGGATCGCGATACCAATGCAGCCGGTGTTCCAGTTTAAGCGCGGGTCGAGCGGGTCGACGGTCTGCCAGCTTGTGTTCTTCGGGATTGCCGGGCCTTTTTCGAATTTGTTCTTATTCGGGTTGTGTCTTATCCAACACGGGAAGACTTGAACGCCCGATTTTATTAGCGCGTCTTTTATCATTTACTTAAGATCTCCACCGCTTGTTCAAACGTGATCCGTTCAGAGGGCTTGAATTCTCGGATAAACCAGTAATCAAGGCTTTCAGACGGTAGCGCGGGGTCGGGCCTAAAGTCGCCGATACAATCTTCGTCCGCAGTAATGCCGATAGGCTCGCCGCCTTGGTAGCGGATCCCTTCAAGTAGTTTTTCTATTTGTGCCGGTGTTAATTCCGAGAGAGGTACATACCATTGTTTCATTTAGCCACCACCGTTTCGCGTTGCGCTAGTTGGCTTGCCGGGATCCGTACGGTGCGGTTAATTCGAATGTATTTAATAGCCTTAGCAGCGACCCACCGCTGGACGGTGCGTTCGTCGACTTGCATCCGCTCGGCGAATTGCGGAATGGTTAAATATTCCATTGCTTGCCCTTTGTCGTGTAATGTCGTTTTCCGGCCGCCTACGTTACGCCGTTATGGGGTCAACGTCAACCGCTTTTAATAGTACGTACTTACCGCAGTTTGTAACGTTTGGGCGTAACGTTACACAAACGTTACGCTGGTAAGACCAGTTGAGCGGCGGCGTTGTAACGCGAGCCGTAACGTTACAGTAACGTTTCGCGATCCGCTCGCAGCCCAGAGCCGTTCTGGCTTGTAACGTTGTAACACCTTTTCTTCTTTTTAAATAGAAAAATAAAAAAGGGGAGTATATAAAGAGAATATAGGGTGAAATATATAAAAATAAGTTTTACGGGGTTTTACGCGTTACAGCGTTACAAGCGTTACAAGTGGATCGCACCGTTCGCCCGGTGTAATATGTAGGTACTAAACGACGAGGATCACAACGATGGACTTAAAACAGGTCAGACATAAAAAACTTGAGCTAGAAGCCCGGCTCAGCCAAAGCATATTCGAAATTATAGACGACGCGGGCGAGGTGCCGGAAAACGTCAGCGTAACGATCGCTAAAAATCAGACCGTAGCGGGCGAGGTGGCCGTATCAGCCGTATATGTCGAGGTAGGGTTCGGACTATGAGAGCGTACCAAAAACAAAACCGTAAACGCCGGACGTTGCCCCGGTTGCCGTCGGGCTATCTATCGTATCAAGAGTACGTACTTTTAGAGCGAGCGGCAGAGAAGCACGGGAGCAAGAAAGCGGCGATCGTGGCGGGATTGCGGGCGCTTGATCTTTGATTCATAATCTTAAAACAAAAAGGGGGAATTCGGAACCATGACACAGAAAGGCCGCACCACGCCCCACCAGCGCAACGAGAAGACCGCCAAGGCGATCCGGGCTATGCTGGCCGACGGGTTAAAACTCCAAGCCTTAAAACGCTATACAGGGCTTTCAGTTAACACACTAAAGAAACACTACGGGAAAGAGATCGAAGCGGCGAACCTTAAGCCGGGTAAACCAGAGCATAAGCCAAACGGCCGAACTCGAATGTTAGTTAAATTTATGAAGATGAACGGCGAGACGAACGAACAGATCGCCAAGGCGCTAAGTATTAACGCCGTAACACTGACCGCGCACTACCCGGAAGAAATCGAAACGGGCGGATCCGCAGTTAACGCAGAGATCGCCGCCGGGTTAGCACGTAACGCATTAAACGGCGATAAGATCGCTCAAATCGCTTGGCTGAAAATGTTCGCCGGACGCTACGAGGCCAAGGCACCAAACGACAACGCCGGAGCCGCCGACGATATGGCCGCCGCACTGGCTAAACTGGCGGAGGGATTGCCGGGTGGCTGAATTACCGCTGCAGTTAGTCAGGGCGCGCGAACGGTGGTACGATCTGATCGACGTCCCGGAACAAATAGCGCTTATTAACGCCGTCGCCGAGGGTGTTCGGTTTCCATGCGTCCCGGCGGGTCGTCGAAGTGGCAAAACCGAACGCTTTAAACGCTTTCTTGCTAAACAGGCCATGAAGAACCCCGGCGAGCGGTACTTCGCCGCAGCGCCTACCCGCGATCAGGCTAAAAAAATATTTTGGCAAGATCTAAAAATGCTCACATTCGCAACCGTGCCCGGATTGGGTCACAAAATCAGCGAAACCGAACTAATCATAACGCTACCCAACGCCACCGAGGTTCACGTCTTAGGACTCGACAAACCAGAACGGATCGAGGGGGTCGTGTGGACGGGTGGCGGCATTGACGAGATCGCCGACGTTAAGAAAGAGGCGCTACACGTTAACGTTATGCCCGCCTTAGATACCGTCGACCCGCGCCGCCCCGATTACCGGGCGTGGTGTTGGTTTCTAGGGGTGCCGGACGGCCTAAACCATTACTATACGTTGTGTGAATACGCCCGGACGAGTGGCGATCCGACATACGGGCTTTATCACTGGAAAAGTTCGGCCGTGTTGCCGCCGGACATACTCGAAAGCCGTAAACGCTCAATGAGTAAAAAGCAATTTCGCCAAGAATTCGAGGCCAGCTTCGAGACGGCCACCGGGAGGATCTACGAGGAATTCGGCGATCATAATCTTACCGACCGAGAGCTTCAGAGCCATGAGGCGATCCACTGGGCGCACGATCAGAACTTTACGCCGTTGTCGTCGTCGATCAGCGTCGTCGAGGGACAAAATATGTTTATCGTCGGGGAAATTGTCTTAGAGTCGGCCGTGTCGTCTCAGTCCGCCGAAGAATTCGTAGAGCGATACCGCGATCACCGTAACAAAATGGTTTATATTTACGGCGACCCGGCGGGGCGGGCGGGTGAGAAACACGGCCATAAGTCGGACTATAATCAGATCGAAGACGTGCTACGGCGCGAGGGCTGGCGATTCGAACGGCGCGTAAGCCTCGCACACCCGGCGATCAAGGACAGACAGAACGCGGTAAGGGCTAAGATCCTAAACGCCGCCGACGAAACAAGCCTGTTCGTAAATAAAGACGCCGCGCCGTGGTGTTACGAGGGCTTAAATACGGTACAGTTGCAAAAAGGCTCTACGTTTATGGAAGACCAGAAGAACCAGTACCAACACATTACGACAGCGATCGGTTATCAGGTCGCGAAAATATGGCCGGTTGAACGCGGGACAATGGCCGCCGCGCCGCCTCGGAGGGCTTAAGCAATGAGTAACGTTATCAGCATCGACGCGAACAAGCCGCACTTAGGCGGCCCGGCGCGGTGCCTATCATGCCGCCACGAATGGCACGCGGTTGTAGTAGCGGGCAGCGAGCAAAGCGTAGGCGGCCTAGAATGCCCGTCGTGTAGTTTGAGTAAGGGCGAGTTTATACACAACGCGGCACCGACCGACAGCACCCTGATTTTTCAATGCAATTGCGGCTATGATATGTTTTTCGTAACGCTTGACGGCGTCTTTTGTCCGGGTTGCGGCGCTAGACATAACGCGGGGGATCTATGGAGTTAGAAATACTCGACGATACGATCCGCCGTGAACTCGCGCTGCAGCGGTTCGCGTCGTTTCTTGTCCGCCAGTATATACGGCCAACGGCGCAAGAATTGGCGCTAGAAATACCGCGCGCGCTCGCCGGTTATGAGGACTTACCAAGGGCGGAGCAATTCAAAGTATTTGCCAAGCTTAAGCGGCTAGTCCGGGAGCGCTGGAAAGCCATGTGGGATCCGATCACCGGGCAGCTTGGCGACGTGGCGATCCAAGAACTCGAATACATGACCGACCTTTACGACGACGTGATCGCCGGGGTGCGTAATCCGGGCGGGCGGGTCGTGGTGCCCGAAATGGTACTGGGTGACGGTAACTTGATCCGGGCGGGTAAGTGGGCCGAGTTTATCGCCGGTAACGCCGACGAAACGGCGCAACGCATCGACGGCCGTATTAAACGTATGTGGAGAGACGGCGGCACGCTTAACGATATTCTTTACCAGTTGCGCGGCAAGTATAACCGCCGCACCAAGGCGTACGAGGGCGGGATCATTGAGGGACAAGTTAAAAAGGCGACGACGCTCGCCCGTACCGGCGTATCACATTACACCGCAGCGGCGCGGGATAAGTTCGCCAACGCTAACCGCGAATACATAAGCGATCGGATCTTCTTCGCGACCCTAGACGGCTCGACGACGGATATTTGTCTCGGCAACCACTTAAACCGCTACCCGATAACGAGCGACGAGTACCCGCGCTTACCGTTGCATTACAACGAGCGATCGGTATACATTTTCGCCGGGAAAGGATTCGACCCGCTCGACGGTGATCGCCCGTCTAAAGGTGCCAACGGGTCGGAAGAAATCAGCGCCAAGACCACGGCGGCGGCATGGCTTAAGCGCCAGCCGCGCGAATGGGTGGAACGCCAGCTAGGCAAAACCCGCGCCGCGTTATTTCTCGACGGCGGGCTACCACTTAACAAATTTTTGGACGCGGCAAACGTACCGCTTACACTAGAACAACTAGCCGAAACCATACCCGGACAGCGGGCGTTCCGCCGGGCTAACTTAGGACTTTAAACAATGGCAAATGATAAAGGTATTACGAAGCCGTGCGCCGCTTACACCGTGGCGGCCGCGCAAGTTAAACAGGTACGCGACACCCTAAACGGTGAAGTTGTGATCCGCGACCCGGAAAACATCGACACCCACCTGCCCGACCCGTTTCCGCACTTGACCGAGGACGACGACAAAACGGCACGCCTCGCGCGTTACAGGGCGAATGCTGAATTTGACGAGGTGGTCGGCAACACGGGCGAAAGCCTAGTGGGTGCCATGTTCCGAAAGCGCTTAACGTTTGAAGACATACCGGCCGGGCTGGAATACCTCGTAGACGACGCGGACGGCGACGGCGCAGGGCTAGAAGAAACGGCGAAAAGTATCGCGCTCGAACAGTTCGGTTTTAACTTTGTTGCCGGGCTCGCCGAGTTTTCGGATCTCGCCTCTATGGACTTAGACGCCAAGACGCTAACCCGCTCCAAGGCACGCGAAGCCGGGCTACGGGCGTTTATTAAAATCTATCCGCGCGAAGCCGTGATCGATTGGAATTTTAGACGGATCAACAAGACCAGACAGCTAGACTACATCGTCCTAAAAGAACAGGACGAGACGCGCGACGCGGGCGACCGTTTCGCAGTAACGAAGCGCGACAGCTATTTGGTGTTATACCTCGACGGCGAGGGCGTTTACACACAGATCCGCTACACCGTGAACCAGAAAACCGGCGGCAGTTGGTCGGATCCGTTTCAGCCTCAAATGCGCGGCGCTAAAATGAAGTATATCCCGCTGGAATTCGCGATCGCCTCGCCGTCGCTACGGGAAGACCTACCGAAAAAACTCGGCTACCTATCCGGGATCGCGTCTAAGGTACTGGCACGTTTTCGCGCTTCGGGCGACTACAAAGAATGTTTATGGCTTAACGGCGCGCCCATGACCAGTTCTAGCGGGTGGGACACTCACGCGCATGAGCAATACCAGAAAATGACCGGGTTGCGACACGTACCGAGCGGGCCGGGCGCTCACTTCATGCGACCCGCTGGCATTGAGTACGAGATCCACGCGTGGAACGCCGGACAGTCGGCATACGCGGACTACTTAAGCCGCAACGAGCGAGAGATCCGCGCACTGGGCGGCGTATTCGATACGACCGACGGCGACCCGGAGACAGCCAAGGCCGCAGCGATTAAGCACGCGGAAAAAACCGGCGTACTCGCAGCCGTAGCGGACAGCACCGAGAAAATGCTCAACAAACTAATCATGTATTGTGGAATGTTCCAAGGCATTCAGGCACCGGCCGACGTGGTGAAAATACCGCGCGACTTCATCCAGTCGAAGATCACACCGCAGGAACGAAACGCGATCCTAAACGAGCGCGACGCGGGACTTTATGACGACGAAGAAGCGTTGAAACAGCTTAAGCAGGGCGGCGCGTTGGTTGGAGAGGTTGACGACTTGCGCGAACGCATGAATAATACACAAAACGGCGGATCGTAGGTTACGGCCGCCCTAACTACCACGCGAGGTTCGCACAATGAAATTGAAGTATAAAAGCAAGGACGAGATCCCGGCAGACGTCGCCGAGTTTTTCGTCGAGTTCGAGGAAAACGGATCAACCGTTTATGTTCACACTGAATTAGCCGACACGTTGCGCGATTCGTTCCGCACTAAGGGCGATCTGACTCAGGCACAAACGAAACTCAGTGAACTGGGCGACACCGTGAAAGGGCTTAAACAGTCACTTGAAGACCGCGAGCGAGACGACAAAAAGGATCAGGGCAAATTTAAAGAAATTGCCGAGGATTGGGAGAAGCGTTACAACACGGACACCGAAAAGCTACGGAAAGAGGTCGACGACCTTAAAAACGAAAGCCGCCAGAGCGTTAAGAAAGCGGCGATCGCCAGAATGTCGGCGCACGGTACGGAAGAAACACGATCAGTCCTTGCGCGCGTGGTAGGGCTTGATCTAGACTTTAACGAAGACGGCGAACTAATCGTGCTTGAAGACGGCAAAGCCACCAGCTTAAGCCTAGACGAGTACGAGAAGACGATCGCCGATCGCTATCCCTCGTTAGTTGCGGAGGTTCCGAGCAACGGCGGAGACGCGAAAGGATCGAAAGGCGGGTCGCCGGGATCGAAAAAATGGGCTGATTACACGTCGGCCGAATTGTCGGATATTCGCAAGAGTAACCCGGCGCAATATGAACAGCTTAAAGCAACCCGCTAAACAGGAGCATGAAAAATGCCATCAGTTAGACTCGAAGATATTATCGACGTTGTGGTCTTCCAAGACTTACCGAGCGTCGAAAGCACTAAACTAAACCGCTTTTTAGACGGCGGCGTGGTGGTTCAAAGCGAACTACTTAACACCCTAGCAAACGGCCCGGGTAAAACGGCCGAGTTGCCATTCTGGAACGACTTGGACGGCGACGACGAGGTGAACTATTCGACCGACGACCCGGATCAAGACGGCCCGACTTCTAAGGTTGCCCAAAGCGAGCAGAAAGCGCGTAAGGCTTTTGTGAACAAAGGCTGGAAAGCGACGGATCTCGCGTCCGAAATGGTGATGGGTGCTAAGGCAATGGAGCATATCCGCAACCGCACCGACAAGTATTTTCGCACTCAGTTCGAGAAGCGCGTGATCGCTTGTGCACAAGGCGTTTACGCCGACAACGTGGCGAACGACGGCGGCGACATGGTGATCAACGTTGCGACCGAAGACGGCGACAACGCGACCGACGCGAACCGTTTCAGCCGTAAGGCGTTTGTATCGGCGGCGTTTACCGCTGGCGATCACTTCGACAATTACAGCGCAGTTGGTATGCATTCAATGGCTTATCAGCAAGCCGTTGATCAGGACGACGTCGAAGACGTACGCGACGCAGACGGCCGCCTATTGTTCCAAACTTATATGGGCCGTCGCATCATCGTAGACGACTCACTGCCAGTATTACCGGGCGCAACGTCGGGTTTTAAATATATCACCATTCTTTACGGTGACGGCGCGATCGGTTGGGGTGAGGGCTCGCCAGAAATGCCGGTGGAAGTTGAGCGCAAAGCGTCCGGCGGTAACGGCGGCGGCGTTGAAACACTATGGCGTCGTAACACTTGGTTAGTGCATCCGTTCGGTTTTGACCTAGCAGCAGACCCGACGGGTATGTCGCACACGTTGGCCGAATTGCGCGCCGCTGCAACTTGGGATCGTAAAATCGATCGTAAGCTTGTACCAATGGCGTTCTTGATTCACAACTAAACGCGCGGGGCGGTCTTAACAGGCCGCCAAGCCCTTAACACTTCAAAAAGGTGAACTAGCATGGCAACAGCTAAAAAAGCGCCAGCGAAAGCGGCAGAGACCGAAACGAAAGAAAAGCCGGTCGACTACGGCCTAGAAGCGCGCAAGGCCGCCAAGGCTAAGATCGAGCGCGAGGCAGCCGAAGCGGCTAAGGCTAACGCCGAAGCCAAAAAGGCCGAGAAATAATAAAAACGAACTTCCACTAAGCCAAAAGGGCGGGCCGGTGCCCGCCTTTTTATATTTAAGGGGCCGAAAAATGCCGTTAATAGTTGAAACAGGCGAAGCGCTGGAAAACGCCAACGGGTACACCGACGCCGCAGCCGTGCGCGAATACTGGGAAGACCGCGCGCAAGTTATCGAAGCGGACGACACGACAGTAGAAGCGGCGATCGTCGTGGCGAGCCAATTCGTTGATCTAAAGTTCGGCCCTCGCTTCATTGGCAAGAAAAAGAACCCGGATCAGGCGCTAGAATGGCCGAGAAAGTGCGCCGGGCCATATTCCGACACGTCGGTACCACGCCAACTAATTAAGGCCGTGGCGGAGTATACGAAGCGCCAGATCGACGAACCGCTGCAGCCCGATCCCGGCACCGCTGGCGAAGTAATAGAAACGACCGAGATTTTGCAAGGCGTCGGCGAACTTACCACCCGATACGCAGAGGGCACCGGCCGAACTGCAGACGATGTTCGCCACCCGCTCGCCGAGGGTTATCTCGCCCCGCTCTTAGGGATCGGCGGCATGAATTATCTTAGACGGTGATCACATGGCAACGCTAAAACAACGTTTTAACTCGCTGGCGGAGCGCCTTTTCGAACGCTTCGAAAGCGTCGCCGTAACGGCTTCATTTGTTGAGCCGGGACAGTTGGATCCGATCACTGGCGAAGAAGTGGCACCCGGAACCGATAGCGATCCGATCTCTATGCAACGCCCGCAGCTAGACCAGAAAGCCCGCGAGGCGTTCGGCATGGCTACGGATGAATTTTTATTAATCGCCCTAGTTCGCACCGTCCCGGAAGAACCCGTCGCGCATAGAACCGGCGTGGTGGTCGACGGCGTGCGCTATGAATTAAAAGCCGTAGGGAAAGACCCGGCCGGGGCGACGTACCGCTTAAGGTGTGCCGGTGGCGCTTAATCCGTTCGGTATTGAACTAGGCCGGGAAGTCGACCGAGCGATCGAGGAACTAGACTTTATTTGGAAAAGTTCGACAGTGACGCTTTTCAGCCGTGTGATCATCGGTACGCCCGTTCGCACCGGCTACGCTCGATCAGGTTGGCGCGTCGGTGAGAGCGTCGACGAATTTCTACCCGCGCCGGTATCGGGTGAAGAAACGACGCAACGGCCAGCGCCTACAATTGAATTTAACGAGATCCCGCCGGTGGGGTCGTCGGTTTACCTTTTCGCTAATGTCGATTATCTTGAATACTTAGAAGACGGCACCAGCGACCAACGGCCGAACGGTTGGATCGCGCAAGAGGTCGAAAGGTGGGGCGAAATAGTCGACGGGGTGGCAAGGTATGTATAAAACAGATTTACGCGAAGCGGTGATCCGTTCAATAATAGACGGCGCGCTACCGTTCCCGGTGATATGGCCGAACGGTACGGAAAAGCCGCCGAAGAACGGCACATGGGCGCGCGGCGCTATTACTAGATTAGATGGGGCGGGCGGGTCGCTCGGTCCCGGTGGAAAAGATAAATTTAACGGGTCGTTAGAGTTTAAAATTTTCACCGAGCAGAAGACCACCGAGGCCGGAGCGTTTAACGCAATGGATAAGATCGGCGCGGTGGTTAAACGTGGTGCGGCTCTTACCGCTTCGAGTGGCGAAGCACAGATACGCATTACAGCGACAGGAACCCGGCCCGGATCCAACGTGGACGGCTGGCATTTAAACACATTACGCGCGGACTTTTTCGCGTATGTTAACAGGGGCTAATTATGGCTGAATTACACAGCGGCTTCGACGAAGAAGTCGGGATCGTAAAAGAACAAACACTGGGCGTAACGCCGCCTAATCCGCAGTTTCAAGTTTTGCCGGTGTCGTCGTGCACACTTAAGACAGACCGCGAGACGTTGGAGTCTAATCGCCTCGGCGTAAACTCGCGTTTTGGCACTCGCTTAGGCGGCTACAACGTAAACGGCGATTTAGTCGGCGAACTTGTGTTCGGCGCATTCGATGATCTACTAGCCGCCGCCATTGGCGCGACTTGGGAAGTAGGGACGCCCGCAGCGGGCACAGATCAAGCGAAAGGTGGCCGAGGCCGCCAAGGCTTCACGGTTGTTCGTAAACGCGGTGATAAGGGCTATCAGTATTTCAGAGGGTGCGAAGTTAACAGCATTGCGTTAACTATCGGCCAAAACGCGGCGGTTTCTTGCACTTACAACATGCTAGGGCTTGAAGAACTGAAAGACAACACGGCGATCGCCGGTCAGAACCTTTTACCTATGACCGAGGCATACCCGTTTACCGGGTTCGACGTAGCCGTGACGCAAGGCGGGCAAGTGGTGGCGATCGCTACGGCGGCCACTATCAACGTGAACCGCAATTTAACAACGTCGTTTAACCTTGGTTCGTACGTCGCGGGCAGTAAAGCGCCGGGCAAGTTGCTTGTAGATGGGACGCTGACCGTTGATTTTGTCGATATGGCTTACCAACAAGCGTATTTAAACGAGACGCGATCGGACTTAGAGCTGCAGTTAACCGACTACCAGACCGGCGACATTAAGTATATTAAATTGCCGAACTTGCTCTACACTCAAAAGCAGGACGACACCACCAGCGACGGCCCGGTGCCTATCGTTTTGAACTTTTACGGTGAGTACGACGCCACCGAGCAAACTAGTATTATTTTAGAAAGGACACCGGCGTAATGAGACTTGATGATATACCAGACCCGGACGAGGGCGAGGAAATCAAGGTCGAGCATGACGGGATCGAGGTGTTTATCACTTCGACCCTGTCTTCGGCTTACAATGATTACTTATCACTCGCTAACCGACGCGTTGCAAAAGGCTTGATCAATATCGAAACGGCCGAGGGTAACGGACAGATTAACCGCGAGGGTGCCGCGCATTTGGTGCGCCGCTGGAACTTAGACGACGAACTCACGATCGAGGGCGCGGTGAGTCTATTCCGCAAGGTGCCCGAGTTGCTTAAAAAAGTACAGATCGAAGCCTCGGCGGCGGCGGTTAGTTTGGGAAAGCAATCGGACAACTCGAACGATACGCCGAAGCCTACTACCGATTCGCCCAACGAGTAGATCCCAAGGATCCCAACTCGAAGACGCTCGGCGAGACTAACGAGAGGCGAGTCGAGAAAGCGAAAGAGTACGGCACAAGGATCGATCCCGAGTGGTTACTACCCGAGGCACCCGAAACACTGGGTTACTTGTGGACGCACCACCGGGATCTAAGTCTCGCCGAGTTTAGCGCGTCAAACGTGCACCACCATTTTACTAATTTAGGCACGACGCCGCAGCCGTTCGAATATCACATATTATTAAGGTTGGAGCGCGTCAGGAGGTTGTCACAGTGTCAACAGTTGAGATCCGCGCGGACAGTTCCCAAGTCGAAACAGCCACGGCCCGACTCAAAGAACTTAAAAACGAAGGAAACGCGACAGCTACGGCAGCGGATCGCGTCGAGTCTTCAACAGGCCGAGCGAACCAAGCAATAAGCGCAGCGGCGGCCGTATCAGGCCAAGCCGCCGCAGCACAAACCAAACTAAACACCTCGCTAAGTCAGGGCGTGACCGCTTCGCAAAAATTCACCAGTGAGTTAAGCGGGGCGCGCGGTGCCTTGCTCGACTTCATAACGCAACAGGTGAAAGCCGGGCGCGTTATCAGTGACACCGGGGAAGTGCTAAACGCCAACGGCACCAAAGCGACCGAGGCGACCACCAAGTACGCCAAGCTAACCGGCCAATTCGTAAACCTACAAAATACGGCGGATAACGTCGCCGACGCTATGGAACGCGCAGCACAAGGCACGGCGCGCAACGTGGCCGCAGCACAAGCCGCAGCCGCAGCCGAAGAACGACTGCAGCAAGAAGCGCGCGAAGTAGCCGAGCAGATCGAGAAACAGATCGGCATAACTAACCGGGCAGCCGCAGCGCGCCGGGCGTACGCAGAAAGCGCAGACGTCGCCGCAGCCGGGGCGGGTCGATTCGGTGCCAAGGCAGCGCAAGCCGGGATCCAGATTGAACAGCTTGTGACGAGTCTGTCAGCGGGGGCACCGATCGCGCAGTCGTTCGCATTCCAAGCGGCCGACCTTGGTATCGTATTAGGCGCGCCATTAATCGGTTCGATTGTCGCCGTTTCGGCCGCCTTAGCCGGGCCATTTATTAACAGCCTTTTCGACGGTGCCAGCGCTTCGGACAGACTCGCCGACGCACTCGACCGGGTCGACCGGGTAATCACCAACTCGAACAGCGGCGGTATAATTGAATACACCGACGCGATCCGCGAACTGGCAAAGGTTAGCGAAGAAGCCGCACGCGGCCGACTACGCGCCGCCATTTTAGACGCCGAAGACGCAGCCCGCGCAGCCTCGCAGGGGATAGCCGATAGCTTTCAGGACGCGTTCGATCTTGGTGACTTTATCGCGGGTAATTTAGAAGACGCGATCAGCGCAGCACGCGCGGCGGGCGATAGCATCGGCCCGGCGTTAACTACCGGCATAGGCCGCACGCTTGAAAACAACATAGCCGACCAACTCGGCACGGCGTTAGGTGCCACGACAGAAGAAGCCCGCGCGCTAGGTGTCGAGGTGGTAAACCTTATCGCGGCGGCGGAGCAGTTCAAGACGCCCGAGGCGTTTAGAGAAATCGAAGAACGGCTAAACAGCCTATCAGAAAACGCCACGCCGCAGACCCGCGACCAGATCGACCGCTTGATCGGCTCTATTTCCGAATTCGTCGACAAGGGCGTCGAGGCGGGCGACAAGTTAAGCCGCTTAAACTTCGACGTATCAAGCGAGGGTACACTGCAGACCGAGCCGGTTAAAAACTATTCCGACGCGGTCGACAATCTGATCCAGCAACTAACGATCCAAGACAAGACCCTAAGAGAGGGCGAACTGGCCGGGCAGCTTTACGCGGCCGCACTGGCTACCGGCAAAGAGTCGGTCGACGATCTCGACCCGGTGATCGTTTCGCTGATCAAGTCGATTAACGACCAAAAGCAAGCCAGCGAAGACGCCGCACAAGCAAAGCGCGACGAAGCCGCAGCAAACGACGATCTACGAAAAGAGTTAGCCGAGGAAGAACGCGCACGCCAAGCCGCTAAGAAAGCCCTAGAAGACCAAAAACGCGAACTAGAACGGTATAGCGCATTCGTTAGACAGATCGAAGCGGAAAACAACCCGGCGGAACGTGCGCGCCAGATTTACGAAGAACGGCTGCAGATCATACAAGACCATTACGGTTTTGTTTCTCAGCTAGAAGCCGAAAACACCGAGGAGGGGATCGCAGCCCTTAAGCGTTACGAAGAAGCGCTCGACGACCTTAAAAAGAAAACGGAAAACGGCCTTTTTGATGATCTAGCCGGTGAAATGGACAGCCTCGCTAATACGGTAAGTGGTACCGCCGCTTCGGTTGCGCTCGGCTTTCAAGACGGCGAAGACGCGGCGGCCAGCCTTGCGAGAACTATCGGTACGCAACTACTCGGCACCGTGATCAACTGGGGTATAGAAACCGCAGCGGCGGCGCTTAAGGGCATGATCGCCACGCAAACCGCCGAGGCTGGCAAAACGGCGGCTATCACCGGCGCGATTGGTACACAAACCGCAGCAGCGACAACGGCGGCCGGTGTGGTTGCCGGGGCGCAAACGTCGGCAGTAACAACAATCGGAGCGGCAGCGGCACCCGCAGCGGCGGCAACGTCGATCGCTACCGGGGGCGGCGCGGCTATCTCAGGCACGGCGATCGCCCTTGGCGGTATCGCGGCCATTATGGCGGCGCTTGCTATTGGCGGACGTAGTCAGGGCGGTAATGTTCGAGGCGGCCAACTCTACCGGGTGAACGAGTGGGATCAAGAGTTCTTTATGCCTCACACCGACGGCCGGATCGTAACGCCTCGCGACGCCGGGCAAGGCACAGCGGCGGGTAACAGCGTCGTAATGAATAACGTAATGAATGTTACAACGTCGAACGTTCGCGAATTTACCCGCCCGCGTTCACGTCGTCAGTTAGAAGCGGCGCAATACCGAGGCTATCAGCGCGCGTATGAAAGGAACCGTTAACTATGTTTATAAATGAAATTTTCCCGGAAGATATAAGCAACGGCGCGCAGGGCGGCCCGCGTTACAGCACAAGCCGCACCGAGTCGCTAAACGGCCGCGTTAAAAAGAATATCAACTGGGAATACCCGCTACACTCTTACGACGTGGCGTTCGGCGTTCGGTCGTTCGAGGACTTGCACAAGGTCTTAAGTTTCTTTCACGTTGCCGAGGGTGCCGCGCATTCGTTTCGGTTTAAAGATTGGTTCGATTATAAAAGTTGTTTGCCTCACGACGAGATCAGCCGAAGCGATCAGCTGATCGGAACCGGCGACGGCACAACCCGGACTTTTCAACTAGTGAAGCGTTACACCGTCGGGCCGCATGTGAAATTTCGCCGTATCAACAAGCCGCGCTTAAATACGTTAATCGTTGCGTTTAGCGGCTTAAACGTCGACCCGGCCGGTTACACGGTGGACGAATTCGGGCGGCTTACTTTCTTGTCGGCACCCACGCCCGGAACCTTGATCACGGCGGGCTATGAGTTCGACGTCCCGGTAAGCTTTGAAGAAGACGACCTACCGACTAACCTCGACGGCTACGACAACGGAACCGTAAACGTGGTACTAACCGAAGAAAGGCTGATCCCATGAGTAGAGCGATCGATAATATCTTACGCGAGCATTTGATCGAAACCGTCACCACCTTGGCGACGTGTTGGCGCGTTACGCGCACGGACGGCGTCGTGGTGGGCTTTACGTCGCATGATTCAAGCATTGAGGCGGGCGGCTTGGTTTTTAAAGCCTCGGGCGTCTCACAGACCGACACGGCCGCGACGATGGGGCTAGACGTTGACACAACCGAAGTTCACGGGCTAATAGACGACGAGGACGGCGTCCCGGAACAAGTTTTAAACAAGCTTTACGACGGCGCTAAAATTGATGTGTTCGAACTGAACTATAAAAACCCACCAGCGGAGATCACCGAGACGTCAGTTATTTGGGTTAAAAGTGGCGTAGTGGGTGACGCTATCCGGGAGCGTGGCGCGTGGGTTATCGAAGCCCGGACGCTTACCGACTTATTAAGACAGTCGAACAGCGTTAAAACGTCGCGCCTATGCCGCGCAGAGTTCGGCGATCACAATTGCCGGGCAGACTTAAGCCAATACCGAAAAAGCGGCTTTATAACGGGTTACAGCGGCCGCGTTGTCTCGATCAATATTCCGAACTTAGGCGTAAATGACGCCCGGCGCGGATTGCTCGAACTATCTAACGGGGTTAAATTCGACATAGACAGCAACACGGCGGACAGACTAACATTGACCGAGCCGCCCGCGTTCGATCCGACGGGTTTAAATGGCGTCGTGACGTTCGGCTGCAATAAGTGGATCACCGACTGCCAAAAGTATAACAACATGCTTAATTATTACGGTGAACCTTATGTGCCAGATTCCGACGACTGGGTCGCGGGCTTCTTCAATACAGTTAATTTGTAACGCCGCTCGCAGTTTCAAAAACACACCTTACAAACACCAAGGACGGACACCGGGCGCGGGGCTGGATTGCATAGGGCTCGTAATGGCCGCGCACGAAACGGCCGGGGTCGAGTTCGACCTACCTACCGACTATTCGCGGGTGCCTCGCCCGGCTCTACTGCTTAAGCACTTAGGGCGCTACTGTCACACCGTACCCGTGCAAGAAATGGCCGCCGGTGATATTCTTCTACTAAAGCTTCGCAAATTCCCGCAACACTTGGCGCTATACGTCGGAGAAAATACGATCGTTCACAGCTACCAAGCCGCGCGGAAAGTAATCGAACAAAGTCTGGATCCGCGCACGTTTAAGCAGATTCACACAGTACACAGGTTAAAAGAATGGGATCATTATTCAGCGTAGACTTACCCGATCAAGAGGGCGAACGCCTCGACACGTCCGACGTAAACCCGGTCGGGTATGGTAAAGTTTTAGCACGCGTTAAGGGCATGGCTCGGATCCCGGCGCGTCTTATCCACCAATTACCGATCGTCGAGACGGTGCACGAAGAAGAAGTCGAGGCGGGCGGTAAAGGTGGCGGAACGTCGTCATACACGAAAACCACTTACACCTATTCGGCAACGTTCGCCGTTATGATATGCCCGCAAAAGATCCAAGGCGTGCGCCGGATCTGGCTTAACTCGAAACTGTTTTATGAAAACCGCCCGTTTATGTCCGGGACGGTAGCGCAAGCGCGCGAGACGGCCGAGTCATTTTTTAACGTCTACCACGGCACCGAAGACCAGATGCCCGACCCGATTTTACAAGCGCGTTACGGCGACGCGACGCCCGCGTACCGGGGCCGGGCTTACATCGTATTCCAAGACATTGAGCTGGAAGAATTCGGGAACCGTGTCCCCTCGGTGGAAGTCGAGGTCGTGGAGAACGGCACCGGCTCAACGTATGACACTGTTTACCCGTACCCGCTTTATTTGCGCGACCTAGTCGGCGAAATTTGCGTGCGTTCCGGGATCCCGCCGACGCTTTTCGACGTCTCGGAACTGTCCGACACGATCACCGGGTATTCGTTCACGTCGTCGGGCTCGGGTATGGAACAGCTTGAACCGCTTATGGCTTTATACAATTTCTTTCCGCAGGAGAAAGGCGAAAAGCTAGTGTTCAAAAGCGACCCTGTCCCGGTTGAGCGCGACGAGTACAACGAGCCATGTTTGATCAACGAAGACGGGCTCCTGGTTAACGCGTATCACGACGTTTTAGGCCGTCAGGGTTACTTCCCGAGCGAGGCGGGCACGTCAGAGGGTCAGTTCTTAATGTTACGCGCCGCAGCGTTGGCGGTTAAGTACGTCGGCGATTCGACGAGCGAGTGGCGCGGCATAATGGATAATTTACGCCGGGGTGTTGATGGGATATACAACCAGACCCCGCCGACCGATACAGACACTTTGTATTCGCCGCACTGGCTTTATAACTGCAAGGCACCCGTCGCGGCGCAAAGTGAAAAGCTAAACGTTAAAATTTACCTTGAACCGTTCGCCGGTGGTTGGACGGCGTTTATACCAGCGGGCTACCCGAATTTCGGCGAGAGTATCAAACAGATCACGCGCATCTATTCGGATCAATCGTCTTGGGTTACGTTTTTTAACCCATTCGCCAGTATTAACGGCGATGACTACGGCGTCCCGGTAAGCGTGGAAACCGACGAGACAGGAACTACTCTTGTACTCCAAGGCGATAGCAGCGGCGGCGCGCTAACCGCTAACGCTATGGTGATCTATAACTTCGGCCCGGTGCTTAATGTTTCGCAAAACATGGAGGCTTGGCCGTATTGGCGGCCGTTGGAACCCGGTGAAATAGATTGCGCCGTGGACGTCATGCCGTGGGCGCTGGAATGCTTTGAACTACTCGCCGACGTTACGGGCGAACAGCAGTACACCGACGCGTATAACGCCACCGAGGCGAGCATATACACCGTGTTTAACGTTGACGACGGCCGGGCGTGGTTCAAGCCGCGAGGCGGCGAGCCGTTAAACACGTCGGGTGCTTATGTATCGTCGAGCCGTCCCGGTTTCGGTGACAACTCGCTTTCACGTTCTAACGATCTCGGCGTTTTGGCCGTGATACCAGAGGGCGAGGGCGAGGCACAAGTCGGCCGGGGTTTACGCGACTCAATCAAAGCAACCGACACCGGGATCCGGGTTCGCCTCAAATATGACATTGACGCGACCGCTTCGATCACTATCTTTGTTCAATCAGGGCCAACGGTCGACAACTCCACCCGTTATTTTTTGCGCCGTACTCTACAACCCGGAGCCGGGGAGATCGACGAGGTGATCCCGCTTGAAGATTGGATCGCTTACACAATACGCGGTGATTTTGGTTGGCGTCCCGTGATTAACGCAACGCCGTTACAGGAGGGCGTAGTGATCGACGTTGTGGGCTACACCTACCAAAGCGAGCCCGCCGCAGAGATCGAACTTTTGAATTTCCGCCCGGTGCCGGAACTACAACTGCCCTACTCGCCGCACATTGCGCCGTACACCGCGAACAGTATCGACGGCCAGCTAATCGAATGGCGAGGCGCACCGGGGATCGGTTATCAAGACCCGGTTGTATGGTCGCGCCTTAACAATAGCGCCGGGCTTGAGGGTATGCTCGACTTTATGGAAGATTCACAAAACGAGTATTTCAGCCGCTACGGACAGCGCGGGCCGTTCATGCCGTCTTACGTGTGGGATCGCTTCGACTTGCAAGCGACCGACGCCGCCCCGAATACGTGGACGTTTGACTGGGTCGATCCGAACTCGCAGTGGGTCGGCTATACCGCGCGGGCGGTCGCAGCGTTGGCAGAGTCGGCGCACTTATCCAGTAACAGCCGCGCCGCGTTGCTCGCGTCTTACTTCCTCGCATGGCTTGAAAGCGAATGGCAAGACCCGGATCAATACATCCCGACAAACTTCCCGGAAACACTCGCATTTATTCAGCGTTCCCGCCCTTACTCGCCGGGTGACGTCGCCACGCCTTACAACGGCCGCGTTTATCGTTGTGTCAATTTGTCCGAGGGTGGATCGACCGCAGCGAGCGCGCCGAACTTCCCGACGTCGATCGGGTCGAGTGTCCTAGACGGTGAAATTCAATGGCTTTGCATTGGCTATACATACGGCACGATCCCGGCTTACGGAGACTACGACGAACCGCACGCGGCGGCGCTCTTTATGCGCGCGGCGGCGTACTTGCATTTGCACGGCACCGAACAGGCTCGCATGGTCACTTTAATTGATCGCTTGTGGGACTACCTCGAAAGACTATGGGGCGACGCGTACGGAGAAGTCGCGGGGACGTGGTCACATAACCCGGCGAACGCGGAGTGGTTCGGTTTTTGGTCGGGCGAGATCGTAACGGTACTAGCTAAGTTTTTAGGGCCGCTCGACTCGGTGCGCGCTGCAGTAGGTATTCCAAGGCAAACAATCGAAGACCGGCTAAAAACACATGCTGAATGGATAGCGGCGCGGTCTCGTACGGTCAGCGTTGAAAGCCTCGAAAATGTGATCACCTCGCGTGGTTTTAATGAGACCCGCACCCGAGAGTCCGAATTGCCGCGCCGGGTAGAACTGGACTTCCCGAATTCGTCGCGCAACGGCCAAGACGATACGCGTTACATTGAGAAGCGATCAGCGCGCAGCGAAGACGAACGCAGCTTTAAAAGCCCGGTTTATATGTCCGGCGACGAAGCGCTGCAGATCTGCTACACGCAAATGCTAAAAGCGCACAGCCAGCGCACCGACTATGAGTTCGCGATAACCGACAAGACGCTGCAGCCGGGCGACGTTCGCGAATACATGATCGACAACGTGATCCGCCGTATGCAGTTTAGAGAAATAGACTTAAGCGCCGAGGGTGTGGCAGACGTGAAAGCGCACAGCTACGACCCGACCGCGTTCACGTTTGGCATTGCGGGGAGTGGCGACCCGGCAGGAACGACGGGTGTTAATGCCGTCGCGGGGACGATCGGCGTCATATTGGATATACCGCTTTACCGTGACGATCTCGACTCGATCGGGGTGTCGTCTTACCCGGTGCCGCTTGGGTCAAACTGGCGCGGGGCTGGCCTGTTTACGTCTACCGACGATGTTACATATTCGGCGAGCGCGCGGTACCTAGTGGAGCCGACGCACGGCATAGTAAACGCGCCATTACTTGAAAAGAGCCCGGATCAGTTTGACCGTGAAAGCCGCTTAATCGTAACGCTAGAAAACGGCACGCTTTCAAGCATCAGTGAGGGCGAGTTCTTGGCGGGTAAAAACCTTGCGCTAGTCGGCAACGAGATCATTTATTTTAAAGACGCCGTGATCGTTGGCGCGAGTCAATTCGAGATTAGCACGATCGCCCGTGGTCGTTGTGGCACCCGCGATCGAATATACGGCCATGTGAGCGGTGAACGCTTCATTTTGCTGTCTTCCACCGGGATCGCTGATGTTCCATTGAATGAAAACGAAATAGGCGTAGAAAGCTATTACAAAGCCGTTTCAGTAGGGCAGACCGAAGCCGACGTCGAGCCGCTAACCTTTACGCCTTACGCGGAGCGCTTAAAGCCATTCGCGCCGGTGCACCTTAAGGCACGAAAAGCGGCAACCGGGATCACCGTCACATGGATCAGACAGACCCGCTTATCGGCTGAATGGCGCGACGGGGTCGACGCGGTACTCGGCGAGGCGTCCGAGTTGTATCGGGCTTACTTGCGCGACGGGATCGGGGGTGACATACTTCGGACACATGAAATAACGTCGCCTAGTGTATTTTTTAGCTACGAAGAATTAGACGGCTACTTCGGGCCGGGCGACGAAAGATATTTAGAAATAGTCCAAGTTTCGGCGGTAGTCGGCGACGGAAAACCAGCGGGGATCGTAATATGACAACAGCACGGCTTAAGCTACCCGAGATCACACAATCTCAGGCCAGTAAGCATTTAACCCATAACGAAGCGCTCGCCATGCTCGACATATACGCGGGCGCGAGTCTTAACAGCATAACGACCGCGACGCCGCCGAGCGTCCCGGTTGAGGGCAGCGCGTTTTTTGTCCCGGAGGGGGCGACGGGCGACTGGGCACCCAACGAGGGAAAGATCGCTTTTCGCTTCAATGCTGAATGGCATTACATAGATTTACCGACCGGGTGGATCTTCGAAATACTCGACGAAGAACGCGTAGTGGTTGCCCGCGCTTCGGGGATCGCCGACGTGGGCGGCGCGGGCGTTGAGTTTTCCGAATACGGGCTAGGCACTAACGCCAAGTTCATAACGCTAACGGACTATAACGACCTAGACCAGTACCAGACGGGTTTTTATTCCGTTTTCCATTCCGACGTGTCAGCCGTAGCCAACGCGCCCGCGTTTAAATCGGCTACTAACGTAAACGCAATTATTAAGCTTGTGAAAGAGTCCGATCGATTCACGGTAGAAGTTATCGAAACTAAACGATCCGACTCTACGCACCACCGCGTAAAAGTCGGGGCGTCTACTTGGGGAGGGTGGCGCGACTTATGGGCCGAGATCGCAGCGGCGGCCGGTTCGGGTGGCGGTAGTGAATTAACAGCCGCAGAAATAAAAACACTTTACGAGTCGAACGCAGACACGAACGCTTTTACGGACGCAGAAGAAGCCGCGATCGCTAATTTAGGCGCGTCGGCGTTCTTAGAAAGCTTTAAGGGATATGGCTTAGGGGGTGATGCTCCTGTTTTTAATGATTGGGACTCTATTCCCCTAAACTTTGGGGGTTTTCTTTCAGTACCAGCGGGGGCGGCAAATATTCCGCAGGGAATGCCCGATGCGTTTTACATCTTAGCCTATGTCAGCCGTAATACGGACGCGATACTGGCTATGAGTAATAGCAATAATTCAATTCATAAACTACGTAGGGATGGTAACGGTTGGACTTATGACGGGGAGCTTTACCATTCAGGGAACAGCGTTAACGCTAAACAATTCGGGATCGGTGTTCCGGGCTTAGAAGACCCGCCGATAATCGGGAACTTCAACACGAACAAAATAAGCGGTATTTATAGAACAAGCGGCGGGGAGGTGGGAACGCCTTTAACATCGAGTATAGCCAGCGTTTTAAACTTAGGCCGTAGTGACGACGACGGCTTTAACCAAATTTATGTTAGGGGTGCCGAGCAAGACAACACAGTTCAAGCATACATACGAGGGGGGTCGGGGTCAATTTTCACTAACTGGTATGAGGTATTACACACGGGTAATTCGATTAATGCCTTAGACTACGGAGTGAAGCGATCCAAAGGGTGTGTAGGTAACGACATCGACGCCACGACTCAAAGCGGCTTTTATTTCGGGTATGGGGGTTCGCACGCAAGCAACCCGACCGCAGGGGACAATCCTTTCCCGGACTCCGCAGGGGTGTTCAGCGTCACCGTTTCGGGTGAGTATTTCAGCCCCGGTTCCGGCGAATACGTGACGCAGATCGCGGTCGATAACAGCAACGCTAACCCGGGCATGGCTTTCCGCCAAAAAACCTCTAACGCTTCGGGGTGGAAACCATGGTCGAATGTTCTTTTTGACGGCGGGAGCCGAGGCGCAACGGGTAAGGCTTACGCCGACGTGTCGGCCGGTAACGTGACGTTAAGCGCTGAACAATCAAACGTACCCGTTATACAATTAGGCGGCACGCCGGGGACGTCTCGAACTCTAACCGTTGCACCGCTTGAACGAATGTGGGTTGTGACAAATGACAGCGACGGCGGCTGCACCTTAACCACCGGCGCGGGTGGGACGGTGTTTTTAGAGGCGGGTTATCAGTATGTAGTGTTCGGCGACGGTACGGGCGTTCGCGCAGCGGTGACAATCGCGCCGAACGGTCTTAAGATGAACGGCGATCTAATATTGCCGATTTACTCTACCGCTACCGTCCCGGATCCGTCCACTCGTTACATGGTGGCGATCGGCGTAACCGACGGCGACAGCGGCGCGCCGTGCCTTGCGGTAAGTGACGGCGGATCATGGAAACGCGTTGCGCTTGGCGCGACCATATCGTCGAGTTAACTATGCCGGGTGTGTTTGTCGTGTTAGATTGTCAACCGTGCGCTAAAATACCAGTAAGAAAGGAGGCGATCGATCATGCCGTTCGATTTTAAAAGCGTTTTATACGGGGCGATAATCACGGCGATCGTCGCCGGTTTGGTAGGAATGGTTTTTGCTCGCCTTAAGAAGTCCGCCCCGATAACCGAAGCCGAGGCGCAGAAAATCGCCGACGGTGCCGCTGAAAAAATGGGGGCGCAAATTCGAAAGGAATGCGCCGGGCAGCACGCCGAGATCAAGAAAGCGATCGAGACGGCGACCCGAGCGAGTGACAAAAGAGACGACGAAGTCCGCGACGACTTTCGGCGACTGGGCGAAACCATGCTGGCCGCCGTAGACAAACAAGACGCGCGACTAACCGAATTAACGATGCACCTTTTAAACCAAAGGGGTGAGAAGCAATGACCACCGTATTATTGATAGACGACGACGTGATCAGCCTTGAATTGATCACCGAGGCTATGAAAGAGGAGGGCTACAATGCGATCGCCCTCACTGACCCGGAACGCGCGATCGAAGTCGCCGTAGAGTTGAAGCCGGATTTTATAATTATCGACATAATCATGCCGAATAAATCCGGGCTTGAACTTTGCCGGGACTTCAAACTCAACCCGGCCACCCGCGAGATCCCGATCATGTTTCTAAGCGCCTCGGACGACGTCAACCACGCGATCGCCTCGCTTCATTTGGGTTGTGTTGATTACTTGCGTAAACCTATACGCGCCGGGCAACTCGCCGACGTTATCCGCAAACATGATATGATCCGGGAGATCGCGCAAGTATGGCAACCCGCCCGGCGCGAACTGCAGAGCATTGTCGAAAAGTATCGAAACCCGAGGGGATCCGCAGCATGAAAAAAGCCGACATAATTAAACGCATTATCGAAAGGGAGGGGGGCTTTTCAGACCACCCGAACGACGCCGGGGGCGCTACTCGCTACGGCATAACCGAGAAGACCGCCCGCCGCCACGGCTACGAGGGCGACATGGCGGATCTACCTTACGATCTCGCCGTTTCGATATACTCGGGCGAATTTTGGGACACAGTCAACGCCTCGAAACTTCCCGCCAACGTCCGCGAACAAGTCGTAGATTTTTGTGTTGTTGCCGGGCCATTCCAAGCAGGGCGCGCACTACAACGCGCGGTGAACGCTTTTAGTCGTGGCACTAAGTTAGCGCTAAAAGAAGACGGGATCGTCGGAAGCAAGACCGCAGCGGCCGCAAAAGAGGCAGACCCGGACGCGTTGCCGGTTGCGCTTCGTTCTTTCATATCACAATATTTTATTGCACTGGCCCGGACTCGCCCGACTAACCGCGCGTTTTTAGACGGCTGGCTGTCAAAAAGGGTAGAACTACAATGAAACTGTTTTTATTAACCGTGCTTAAAAATTTGGGTGCCGCTTTTCTTACCGAAAAGATGGCAATTTGGGGCGCTCGCATGGCCGCCAGCTTTACCACCAACAAGATCGACGACAATGTCGTAAACCTTATCGCGGCGGCGTCAGCTAACGACCCGGAGGCAATGAGAACGGCGATCGAAGCAATCGCCAACGAGATCAAGACCAAGGACGACCAAGGCGTCTAAGTTCAACCGGGCGGCCTTTGCGTTTCGCATCTTCCACCCCGGCACGCATACCCGAAGACCAGCCGAGATCGGTATAAACGACCGTTTTCTCGGCGACGTCTCGCCACTCAAAGCCGAGCGCTATGCCTTGCGCCCTTTCTTCGGGGTCGTTGTCATTTAATACCCCCGGTTGCGTTAAAAGGCCGTGTGAAGTGTAAGGGCTTTCGTTACGCGTTACACAGTCGCGCATTGCCGCGCGTAAATAGTTCAAATTTTTCTCAACGTCGCCCGCGTAAGGGCTTTCAATAATTACTCGCATGTTCTACACTCTTATTGCGTTTCTTGCTATATGTATGCGCGCCAAGGACGGCGCACTCTTTTTTAAAATCCTTTCCCGTGGGGCTTCGCCCTTTCAGACCGTTTATGGTCTTGGCGGTTTTTGTTGTACGCCAGCTTTTCTTCCAACGCCCCGAATAAATCGTAGTCGTTACGCTCGGCAACAAAAATAATACTATCAACTAGTGTATGGTATCGGTGTTCGATCGAACGTGCCGCCGTCGGTATTAATTGCGCCAGATGAACCTCGCGAGCAAAGTCGGTAAGCGCGCCGTTTATGCCTAAGTGTTGCGCGCCGATCGTGTCGTATTCGCAGAAAGGATCCACGCTCGCCCCGGCTTTTTCCGGGTTGTACTTAATACAGTACCGCCCGGCAACGTCTAGCGTACGGATCAGCGCGTCGGCCAGTTCTACCTCGCCCATTTTGCGATCGGGCAGGTGGTCGTCGTTAAGGTTTTTTCGTTCGCCCTCGGTCGCTTCGGCTACTTCGGTACTAACAAGCTGTAATGTCTGTAATAGGCAACGGTTCGGATCGTCCCACCAGCCGACCGCCTTATTTTGTTCATAGATACGCCTTGCGAGTTCGTTTAAATTAATGTTTGACACTGTCTTCGGTTCCTTTTGCGTTTTCGATTGCTTGAATAAAATGGGTTGCGCTTTCAGTGAACGACTTTGCGTTCGCTTGCTTATACCCGGTCGTGTGGATCTGATCTAACGTGCGTTTAACTTGAAGTTGTAACGCGTTTTCGTTCGGTGCGTTGCGACATATCGCTGCAGCAACGAGAGCGGAGGCCGTCGCGATAATGTGCACGACGTCGGCCGGGCTTTTCGTCTCGCATAGCTTAAGCGCCAAACCGACCGCCTCAGAATTTAGTTTATTAAGGTGCGCGATTAGTTGTTCGTCCATTTTTGGATCCTCGTTTTGTCTTCTTCAATTTCGTTTATGATTTTAGCGAATACTTTAAACGCCGCAGGGTTAGCGACTAAGTGTTCGCCGAGTTCGTCGAACCGTTCCGGGTCGGGTATCGCCTCGGCCGCCTCGCTTACTAGGTCGACGGCTTCGGTTACGCGTTCGAGGCATTCGATCAAGTCTTCGCGAAAGTTCGGGCCGTACGGTGCCACGTCTTCGCCGTACTTCACCGACTCGATCAGCGCTGCAATTTTCTGGCTTAAGTTCATACGAGTTCTTCGCCTTGGCTATTTATCGACGTTCCGCAGTTAGGGCACGGCGCGATCGGTTCGTATTCTTCACCGTTCCACCCGGCTTTCTTGGTGTTTACTGATCCGTCGTCGTTGTGAATATCGCGAGGGAACGGCAACACCTCGGCGTCGAGTACAACGCCGCACGCTTTACAACTAATTATTTTCATCTTGTAACCTCTTTATTAGTTACGCGCAAGTAATCAATTAAGTGATTTTGTGAATAGCGCAAGTAATCGAATATACTTTGTTAACCGTCTTTTGTGCGCGGCTAAAATTCTGCTTTGCGACGTCGTGCGTAAATATCGCAGCGGCGGCGGGCATCCCGTCGACGTAATGCGAGAACAACGCGTCGCGGATCGGCCCCGGGCGGATCGACGTCAGGCTTAAGATCAGTTCGAGCCGTTCGCGGGTTTCTTGCCCTTGTAAAAGTGCGTGCACAATCATTTTGTACGTTCCCACTTAAATTCACTCAGCGGCAGGGCGTCGCGCAATTCGGAGAACTTCCAGTCAGGCGCGCCGGGGTGTGTGAAGTACCGATCCCAGTTGGAATACCTAGTCGCCCGCTCGTTGTGCATAGTGACGCCGCACGGCTCGCCGTCGATAAGGATCTGCACTTCTTGTTTCGCGTAGCCGTTAACGCCGTCTATAAAAGCCGTCGCCGACGCCGTAAAGCTTGTATCGTTTGTTATGGTCTTCATAGTCGATTAATCCTTTTGATAGCGTTCATGTTCCCACCCGTCGGCTTTAATCGGCCACCACGACGCCCACGCGGGACGCTCGGACATTATCGCCGCCATTTCTTGCCAAGAGCCGCGCCCGTGTTCGACCTCGGCTATTATTTCATCGTGCGTGTGCATTACCACGGGATAACCGGCGCGCTCAACGCGTACCAGTGCTTCGGCTTGAATATCCGCCGCCACGGCTTGCGTGACGTTTTCAGCTAGTCGGCCGCCGTAGGTGTCTTTTACAATCCAGCCGATCGGGCCTTTTTGTGAATTGGTGTTATATCCCTCGAACGTGATTTTTACGCACGGGCCGCGCTTTAACTTGTCTTCGTCCGGGATCAGCTTCGGCCGGTGATAGTGAAGAAAACGCCCGGACGGTAAGCGCAAATACAGCACGTCGCCGCGCTTATCATAAGCCATTGTGATCGGGCCAACGTCGTAGTATTTGCCGGGGTTGCGTACCGCTGCAATGAAAGCGCCCTCTAGGCCGAACAATTCGGGGACGGCGTCCCACGGTTTCGGGCCTATTTGTCGGAACTGGCCGCCCCAAAATTCGACGATCTCGGGCGAGGCTTCGCGCCACTTAATGATCAGTTGTTTAAGTTCGTCGTCGGATTGTGTCGCGCCGAATGCTTTCCACGCGCCTATCCAACCGCCGTAACCGCTCGCCAACTCGGCCACCTTGCCGACCTTTTTCCGATCCGGGTGGTGCGTGCCGTTTTGCTTTTTGTAATCTAAGTAATATTCAAGCGAATTGCCGGTGATAGCCGCCGCGCTCATTTCGTATATTTTGCCGTGTGTTGCGAATACGTCGATCCGCCATTGGCACCCGGAGAGGCACGCAAGGACGACAGCCTCGATCGCCGAGAAGTCACAGCAAATTAAACGTTTGCCCTCGCTCGCTTTAAACAGACCGCGCAAACAGCCAGTTATTGTTTCGACCGCGTCAACCCACAAGCCAGCGAATAAATCAGGCTTATCGTAGTAACGGTTTATGTCTTCAATAGCCGCGACCATTGGATCGATCAGCCAGTCGACGAGCGGAGTATTATCGGATCCGCATTCCGGGCACGCGTTAGGGTGTTCAAGCGTTTTTATGCCGTCGCCAAAGTAGCGGCCGCAATCGTCGCAGCGGCGCGTCTTCGGGCCTTTTGCGGTCAGGTTTTGCAACTGAACGCCACCTGCAGACCACCGGCCAGTCTGATCCGCGCCGCAATACATATACTGATCGCGTAGCCTGTTATCGGAACTAAGCGAGCGGTCGAGGCTGAAAAGCTTTTTAATATTGGCACCGGCGAGCGCTTGGCGTATCTGCAGCACGCGTTCAACTTTACCGCCCCGGAATTGTGCGAACTTCGGCGCGTCGTCGTAGTCGACAGGGTGAACGTTGACCAACTCGCCGGACATAATTTTTACGGCCTTGTCGATTTTCTGCAGACGTCCCTCGATCGTCTCGGCCTTAACGTCGGCGATCGGTAAGCCTTGCCCGTTCAACCATTCGCACATTTTAGCGGTTTCACCGACCGAGCCGACCGCGCCGCCGGTTATCTGCCCTAGTTCGATTGTCAGGCGCTTTTCGGTTTCGCTGTAAAGGTATAGACAGCGATCCAGCGTTACCCGGTCGACGAGTACGCCGCGCGCGTTTATGCGCTGATCCGTGATCCACGTTGCGCGCTCGTAGTCGGACATATCCGGCAAATGCGCCGCGACCATATCTTCGGCCGTTACGTCTTGCGCGCAATACGAATACAGTCGTTTAAATTCTTCGAAGTGGGTGCGCGGTAAGCGGCGGAACTCAGGCCGGGTTTTTGTCGGCTTGTGCGGGCGGGTCAATTGCTGGATCAGTTGCTTACCGTCTTTTTGCTTGCCCTCTAAGCCGAGAACTTTCGAGCAAGTCGCGAGCGATCCCGGCATAGAGAAACGGCGGGCGCGTGCCATAACGCAGACACCACGATCGAACGAGATAGGCGGCCAGCCGTAGCGGCGCACGCAGACCATATTCCAGATCCACCATTCAAATGTAAAATTGAACGCCTCTAACCACCCGCCGTTCTTAACGTGTTCGAGTAAATCGGTTGGCTCGGCGCTTAGTCCGGGTATGAACCCGCGCACGCCCCGGCCGTCCTTAAGGTCGTAATATAGGCACAAAATTTCGGTGCTAGGGTGTTCAGCATAAACGGGCGTACCTACAACCGGGAGGCCGCCTTTACCGTTCGCACCGATACCGCGAACCGTTTTTGTGACCCGGTCAACCGTGAAGCCCGCCTCGCTGTACGTCTCGAAGTCTAACGAGGGGCGGACGGTTGACGGGTACGCGCCGAGGCTTCGAATTTGTGTACCGTCCGGGATCTCATGTGGTGCCACTTCGTAAACGTGATCCCAGTCCGGCCCAGTCATTTGATCCGGGTTAGCGACAAAGGTGCAATCGCTTTCCGGGTGGTAAACTATAACGCCCATTACTGATCCTTATCCGCCACGCGGCGGTCTGTCATTGCGTCGGCAAAGTCGCCGCGCGTTTTGTCGTAGTACCACGATCCGCCGTGGAGTTCGTCGAGTTCGTCGCAGCGGTTCGCGCGTCGTCTTTCTTCGCGCTTTTGCGCCCTTTCGTCGCCTAAAAATAACAGGTAAGTAATGAAGCCCGCCGCAGAAAGCGCCAGAAACAACGCCAGCGCGTTAATAAAGAATTGTTGCATGATTATCGCCCTGTATAGCTGTAATCGTCAGAGGATAGCGCAGGGACGCGAGAAACAGCCCTGAAAAACCCGAAAAGACACAAAAGCCCGAAAAAAGTTAACATACACGGCCCGCCTTTTTCATAAGTGCGCGTATTGTTTGCATTGTGTAGCGCGCTTGGTGCCGGGCGTCGTCGAGTGCGACGTGTTTAACTCCCTCGAACGGTAGAACGTTTTTAAAGTCCGGCAGGGTGCAAAGTTCGCCCAACTCAACGATCGTTCTAACGTCGCGCTCGTTCCAAAATTCCCACGGCACCGCGTACCCGTGGCGCTCAAACATGCGCTTTATCTTCGTTATGTCAAACGTCGCACCGTTCCCCCATATACGAAAATCACCGTAAAAGTTCCGCAGGTATCGATCCAACTTCGCCACCGCGTCGGCTTCGCTTATTACTTCTTTAGGGCGAAAAACGCGGGCTTGTGCTTCGCGCGATTGCTCGCTCCACCATTTGACCGTTTTAGGGCATATCGTCCCGCCGCTTGTACTGGCGTCGATTATAACCTCAATGCCGGGGATCTCTTTCATATCGGTTTTAATGCCGTGTAGCGCGACGCTTAAGATCTTGGCGTCGTCGCCCGTGTCGAGCGCTTCGAGGTCTGCAAAAATGTGTACGGGTAATCTTTCCATATTGAAACAGCCCGGCTTAACACCGGGCCGCCTTTCGTTTTATTGGTTAGGTAAGAAATTATGATCTTGTTGCGGGCCGCCTTGGTTGCCGTTGCCTTGGTTGTAACCGTTGCCTTGGTTGCCTTGGCCGCCGTTGTAACCGTTGCCTTGGTTGCCTTGGTTGCCTTGGTTGCCTTGGTTGCCTTGGCCGCCGTTGTAACCGTTGCCTTGGTTGCCTTGGTTGCCTTGGTTGCCTTGGCCGCCGTTGTAACCGTTGCCTTGGTTGCCTTGGTTGCCTTGG